CGTCCTTTTTGTCAAAATACCGGTCTTTATCCCTATGCTTTCGGAATGGGTCTTATAAGACTCACACACACACACACACACACACACACACACACACACACACACACACACACACAAGAATAACACACCCAGTTACACTCACCCAGACATACCTCAACCCTCGGGTGAAATGAATAAAGGATAGGTATCAATAAATTGGGTGCATCACTTTCATTTCAACCTATTTATCAATCATTTCAACAGGTTATGTCACATTTCAATTTACATGCTATGCAAACCTCATGTCCGTGACGACATAACCCATTGAAATCATTGACATTTTACACATGTCCCGCAACACATTGAAATCATTGAATTTTCAACGAATTGATTGTTCGCCCGGCATGTGTTACAATATGGACATAATCGTATTTGCAACACCAACCTGTCCTAAAAGGAAGAAAGGAGCAAATCATGAACCTGCCTGAAGTAACACTCAAACCTCATCAGCATCCTATTAAGGGTGCACGAGGTAGGCAAAGGGGGGACAAACTCTTCGTGAGGTATTCCAAACCTAACAACAGGTGGTCAAAGGAATCAAGGCCTAACCTAGTGCCTGAGCCTTGTTACCCGGCAACCTATCTTGCCAGGTACTTCACACTGAATGGAGAATACAGGAATTATGCTGCCTACGTGTGGGTTCTTAGGGGACCTCATGAAGGCAAAGTAATCAGTGTTCAGTTCTAATGAAGAAAGGGGGGGGGAAGCAATGACATGTGGCAGATGTCCCCATCCAGCAGTGGGTGAGGCGTGGAATTACATTCATGAAGAGTGGGACCCACTCTGTCAAAGGCATTTTGAGGAAATCCAACCTGACAGGTGGGAGCCTTACGAGGGGGAAAGCAATGGAGATGACAAAGAATGAAGCGGGATGGGGGATTATCTTAGCAATACTCTATGCTATCCAGGAGGCAGGTTCCAAAGGAATACCCTCTGGGCATCTCTACACTGCCCTGTGTGGCAAGATGGACCTTGATACTTATCAGTCAATCATCGACCTGCTCCAAAAGGCAGGAAGGATTGAAGCAAGGGGACACCTGCTGAAGGCCCTTTGATTAACCTCCTCACCATACCTTGACCCTCAGTGCAAACCTAATAGGTCAAGGTATGACTGGGCAGGTTGGGAAGGAGGTGAACAACCTTAAACCTGCCTTTAACCTTAACCAAACCCAAAAGAAAGGAGAAAGAAATGGCAAAAGCGCAGGAAATGGAAGAAACACCAATCACCATTAACGAGTCGGACTTTGAAGTCTCCCTCGATGAGGCCTCAGATGAGGATCTCAATGAGGCACTCGCCTTACTCAAAAAGAAACGTGTGAGAAAGGCAAAGGAAGATGCCGGCCTGGTCAAAAAGACCTCCTGGGCGGACCTGTCTCCGGAACAGAAGGAGAAGGCCCGGGCCAAAGAACGCAGGCGCCAGGCGGAGATCCAGATCTACAAACAAAAGGCTATCGCGGCTGGCATTACTGTCTCCGATGCCGACATCGACGCGTACCTCAAGGAGAAAGGCAAGCTTTAACCCTCCAGGTTAAAAGGATGAGTAAATGACCACTGACCGCGAGGCCCAGTGGCTCACGGAGTTGAAGGAGCAGGTTCATAAGGCAAGACGGGCCTGCCTCCTTCATCTCCGAAGCCTAGGCAAAGACACATCCCAGGAAGGTCTCCGTGCACTATCTTGGGCATTATCCCTCAACCCAAGTCTTGAGGATAAGGCAATCCGTCGGTTCCATGCCTTGGGACTTCCCGCCGGCATCGCCTCCTCACCTCAAGACATTTACCATCACACCCATTTCATCCGTGCTGTGGTAGGCGTTCAGATACATCCTGAGTTAAACCCCACCTTAAAGGCAACAGAGGTGTTCAAACTTGCCGAGGTTGCTCCTGATGAAACACTTCGGGCAGAGGCTCAGTTGATAGTATACTCTGAGTTAGCAAGGAAAGCACCTCAAATTGTAAAGGAGAGGGTCACCCTTGAGATGATACACTCATCCCTAAACCGACTTCACCAAAAGGTTGATGCACTCAGGATCCAACTGTTAGGAGAAGGGGAAGATGATCAGACCAACCCTTACCCACCAGATTAAAGGAAAACCTAAAGGTATCCCTCCCTTTAGGATTATGGGGGAATTCCGGAAGGAAATCCTTGAGATTCGCCGAGGAAACATCCCACTGAGGGATGAAATCCTTGAAAAGACGAACTGTAGGGTATGGACTCAATCTGAGATAGACGCCCTAAACTTCCTACTAAGACATGCATCTGAATTCCGAAACCTTAGCAGGCACCCTTTGACTGTTCAGTATGAAGAAGTTTACCTACCTAAGGGAATTGAGGAGGTCTCAGCCATCCCAACCCACCTTACAAAATGGTGTATGTTCTATATTTTAACCTGTAAGGAGGGGGATTGGCTGTTAGATAGAAACTTCACACCTTTATTCCATATCCAATCTTACCTTCACCTCTCGGGTTCTAATGGGAACCCAAAGAAAGGAGCAATTTAATGGCAGGCTTCCTACTAATTGGTAAACCAGGCTCTGGCAAGACCACCCTTGCTGCCTCATTAGCGAAGTTAGGTCTCAGGCCTAAGTTTATCGACCTTGACCGGAAGGTTAGGACGATGTTCAACCTAAAGCCTTACCTTGAGCAAGACCTCATTGAAGTTATAACCCTGACCAAACCCTTAACCGTTGGTAAGTTATCTGACCGTGTCTTTTCGATTAAGAAAGATGCTAAAGGAGAGTTTGCAAAGGATCAGGATTACCCCAAGATTATGCCTGAGGGGTATATGGAACTCTGCGACATCATCGACGACCTCCGAGACAACCCACCTGAGGATCACAACCGGGTAGTACCAGTCCTTGACTCACTGTCCCGGGTGGATGAGCACCTGCGTCGCCTCATGATGTACTTTGGGAAGACAACGAAGTTGAGTTGGGATGAATATGGAGCCATCCTACTCAACTATGAGGAACTCTTCACAGCATTCTTCTCCCTACAACCTGACATCTACCCACACTGTATTGCCACCGCCCATGTGAAGAATGATTATGACGACCAGGGCAATGTATCCGAATACCTCCCCCTGTTCACAGGTTCCTTCAGGGATAAGGCAGCATCTCTGGTCGATGAGGCCTATTTCTGTGAACTTGACCAAGCCTCACGGGTGTCCGAACCCAGGTACATGGTCTACACCCGCCCGGTTGGGAAGATCAAGCATGCTCGGACCTCACTTGACCTTAAGACTTATGTGAATGCTGACTTTGAGGAGATCCTTGGGAACCAAGTTTTAACCCAAGACGAAGAGTAAACCAATTCGAATCCTGCCCGCAGCAACAAACTTAAAGAAAGGAGTAAGTTATGAAAAAGTATGGATTAAAGATTGGCAACATTGGAGTAGAGTTTATCTCCCAGCAGGATCGTGAAAAGGCTCTCCTCCTTTTCACAAAGGGTGTAGACGTGGAGATCCACGATGCAGGCATCCGCTACCATGATGGAGATGGCTCTTTCTCAGTCTATGAGAGAGATACCAAGGAGGTTATAGTAACCTGCTGCGAGTGCGAAGGCACCTTTGGTATTGACTCCTGTGGTAACCGTGAATATCCCAAGAAACACAGTTGGGAGAAAGAGTATGACACAGAGACTGGATACATCTGTGATGCCTGCCTTGCACAGGCCATGAGGCAGAAAGAAATCTTCGAAGCGAAGAAAACACTCAATGAGGAGGAGCAAGATGATGACTGATGAGATTGAATCCTTTTCACCAACCAAGATCTCAACTTGGCTCTGGTGCAGGCAAGGTTATCATTGGATTTATGATGAAGACCTTGCCCCGAAGGTTAAGGCAGAACCTCCCAAGATTGGGGACATAACCCATCGCCTAAGGGAGAAATACCTTAAAGGGGAACTCTCCCTACAAGATATCCAAAACCTGCCTCAGAAAGTAAACCTCATTTACCCCGAAGATCCCGAACAGGTATCCGAACGGGTAGCCTCCGACGCAGCAGAGCTCTTCATGTGCTGGAGGCAGGAGTACAAACGGGAGAATATTGAAATAGTATCTCCTGAGTTAACCCTCTCCAAGACCTTTGAGATTCCCTGGACGGGGGAACCTTTCATCCTCAAGGCACGATTGGATGGGATGTCCCGAACACCAGACGGGAGGTTGTGGAGAGATGAACTCAAAACTGGAGCGAGGATGGATCAGCTTTACATCAAGGGATTCAAGCAGGGAGTGCAGACTGGCATCTGCCATTGGCTCCTTGATGAACTCTCCGATGAGAAAGTTCACGGTACCATTTTCAACCTTGTTGTGAATACGAAGGAGAAAAAGGCTACCTTTGACTTCTACCGGAGGTCCCAATGGCAGCAGGATTGGATCAAGAGGTTGGTCTATGGAGTGGTTAATGAGGTCTATCTGGCAAAGTCACTCTCCTACTACAGGTACCCCTCTCTATCCTGTGCAGTTTATAATAGAGGATGTGACTATTATCCCCTTTGCCAAAACGACACTCCCGCACGAAGGCAGACCCTTTTTATCTCCCGATCCAAGGAGTATGAAAAGGAGAAAGGAGTTGATTTTTGATGTACATTCCAGTTAGGTTTTGCCCTTTTTGTTTTCCTAGGGATGGGCCGGAAAGGAGGCGAATTCTTAAGGTATGGTCCAAATGGCCTAAGGTCTATGGGTGGTATAAATGTGAAACCTGTGGGACCTTTATCAATTCAAACCAATATGAAGAAGGAGATATGTTATGGTAATGGTTCATGTACCCGAAGACCTCGAATCGGGAAAACTACGCATCTTCGAAGAAGATACCTACCGGGCTGTTGTGAAGGATGTCTTTGGGAAACTCTCCAAGTCGTCCCAACAGCCCATGGTCTACCTCGTCTGGATCATCAAATCTGAGTACTCGGGCAGGAAGAAGAAGGACTATCAATCTACCATTGGAGAACGGGTTTTGGATCCTTATTCCTGCCAGGAGCAAGCCTTGTGGAGGCTGAACGATGTCTACATCGAACTGACAGGCACCCGGCTCCCTGCAGGTGGGATGGAGTTGGATGACTTTGCTGAGGCTCTCAAGGTGAACCTCGTAGGTATGGAAGCGATGATCGACCTCACTGTGGGGGAGACAAACACAGGGGACTCCCGCATGAATGTCGAACAGGTAATGGGAGTTGGGCAGGGTGAGGCAGCCAAACCCTCCAAGAAGGGTAAAGAAGAAGAAGAGGAAATACCCTCCTAATGCCTATCATCATAAAAATCCTGTTAGGGATGGTTCTATTCTCCCTAACAGGATACCTCCGGGTGATCTTCATAGGTGGGCCCCCTCCATCAGGCAGATGGTTGGTGGCCTGCCTTATTTTTGTGTTTCTCCCCTGGCACCTTTTGCTTGAGAAAGATAAGGAAGGAGATAAGAATTGAAATATCTCATTGAAGTAAGGGGCACGTTCGATGCTGCCCATCACCTCCCTAACTACCAAGGACATTGCTCTAAACATCATGGACACACCTGGGGTGTAACCCTTGTACTCGAACATGAGATGAACCCCAGAACTGGAATGGCTGTAGATTTCCGCCTGGCTAAGAGTGTCCTCAACTCCCAACTGGAAAGACTTGACCATGAAGACTTGAACACCATCTTGCCCAATCCAACAGCAGAGCACATCTGCACCCGTCTTTGGAATGAGTACAACCGACTACTTCCTAACCAGGTCTATTCAGTTTCAGTTACTGAAGGGCAGGGTGGGAGGGTAACCTTAAAAAGGGGGTGTAAGAAAACATGGAAGAAGGAGTAAGAAGAATTCTATCAGGGTTGGAAGTTGACTTGAATGACCCCAACTTCATTGATACCCCCATGAGGGTCGCTAAGATGTGGAAGGACCACCTTGCTCCGTATCCTGACTGGGTTGTCTTCCCCCATATTGGGCGTGGTGGTATCCTTCTCCTGAAGGACCATATCTGTTGGGGATTCTGTCCTCACCACCTCCTACCTGTCAGGTATGAGTTTAAGATTGCTTATCTACCTGAAGACAGAGTGGTGGGTCTGAGTAAGTTGGCCCGCCTGGCAGACTACTTTGCCACCCAACTTCTTATCCAGGAGGACATTGCCCCTGCTATAACTCAGGACATAGAATACAACCTTAAACCTATAGGAACCGCCGTCCTCATCACAGGGGAGCATATGTGCACCCGCATCCGAGGTGTACGCTCACCCTGCGTAACTACCGTAACTGACTGCTTCTCAGGTGCTTTTCTCGAGGAGGCATCTGCCCGAGCGGAGTTTCTTTCACTTTAACCTTTGCGTGCCTAAGGCCTGCCTGGACTTTTCCGCTCCTTTTGGCTGGGTGGGCCGAGGGCACCTTTAAGGAGGTTCTTATGCTTGAGGTTAATGAAATCTTTTATTCCCTACAAGGTGAAGGCAAATGGGCAGGAACACCCATGACTTTCATCCGCCTTGCAGGATGTAACCTAAAGTGTCCTTTCTGTGATACAGACTACTCTCGTAAGTGGACCGCAGAGGAGCACGCCATGGTAGAGCAGGTTGAGAAGTTTCCAGCAAGAACTGTCTGTATAACAGGTGGGGAACCAACCATCCAAGACCTGGACTATCTAACCCAGGATCTCTTTAACAGAGGATTTCAAATCCATCTGGAGACTAATGGGAGCAATCCCATCCCAAATTCTGAGAGGTTTAGCTGGATAACTGTTAGTCCTAAGTCTTTCAATCTTTGTAGAGGGACCATGATGATGGCAAGTGAGATCAAATTCCTAGTTGGTACTCCTAATTGGAAGGACTTGATAATCAATGTCTTATCCCTATACCATGGACTAGACCATGCCCAATATCTCCTAATGCCTGTTTGGTATGGGGAGGGTACTCTGGATAATGCCAAGAACGCAGCATACCTAATGAACCTTAGGAGGGCGATAGACTTCTGTAAGGAGATGCCACATAGGTTCCGTTTGTGTCTACAGACCCAGAAGTACATCGAGATAAGATAGAAAGGAGAAATTATGAACGGGCGTATGCCAGAGGGTCAACCTCTCAAACTTGCCCCTAAAAATCGAATTCCCTTGGTCTGCCCCAAATGCCAGGGGTGTGCCTTCATACCTTGCCACACCTTCTATGAGCATTCTGCCCTCTTGAACCCAACTGGAAGAGATGTGGTTGAAGGAGTACAAGGCCATCTGTTCTGTCTTAATTGCAAGGCTGTAATCCCTCCTGAAGCCTTAACTAGGAAAAGGAAAAAGCAAAAGAAATGAACTGGAAGAGAAGAATTCGCAAGTACCTTCTTGGCCAGTTGGCCTACAAATTTGCTGTGAGGAAATGGATAGACCTTGGCCCCACAGCTATGCAGGCATTTTTTGATACCCCAGTATTACATGAAGTTCTGGAGCCAGTTCCTCTCCCCCCTCCCAACTGGAAGCGTCCTGGTAATCGCTCCGCATCCTGATGATGGGATCCTTGGGTGTGGAGGTACGCTCATCAAGGCGATTGAGGCAGGGGCCAAGGTTACGGTATATTACCAGCACACGCAAGGTAAGCTCCAGGCGCCGTATCGGGAGGCCCAGGCGGTAGCGGAGGTTGTGGGGTATGGAACCACGACCGCGATGCCTAACCTGGCAAGATTCCAGAGGGTCTTTGTGCCGTTCCTGACCGATGGCCATGCAGACCACAGAAATTCCAATCTCCTCCTGATGGACTTCCCGGATCGTATGACCGTGTGGGCGTATCAGGTTTACAGCATGTTGCCGGGAAATGGGTATGTGGATATCACCGATGTCCTTTCCCAAAAAATGCAGGCTATGGTGATGTTCAGGTCTCAGATGGATCATAGGGATTATGTTCATTGGAGTATGGGTCTGAGTGCCTACAATTCCAGGTGGCTACCGAGAGGGAAGGCCCTAAAGCCTCGGCATGTGGAACTTTTCTTCACTCTTCCAATCAAGGGGTACAAGGAATGGATCAGGCGATTCTTCAACATTTCGACAGCCAAGTAGGTCATTGGGCCAGTAGCCTTGAGCATCCCGGATACCAGAGGCGATTTGAGGCTGTAGCGAAGATGGTGGAGGGGCAGCAGAGTTGCGTTCTTGATATAGGTTGTGGTCCTAGCCTATATGCGTCACTGTTCACCCCCAATATCTATATCGGAATTGATATCAGCCAGGAAATGGTCAAGAAGGCGCTTGAGTTGCATCCCAGGCATTGGTTTAGGACCGGCCATGCGGAGAGATTTTCCTTTCCCAATGGGTCTTTTGGCCTCGTGCTATCTATAGCCGTCCTTGAATACCTACCGAACCCCGTGCTCCACTTTAAGGGGATTCACCGTGTTCTTGCCCCTGGTGGGCGTGCAATAATCGCCGTACGCAACGGCTACGAACGCTTCCGAGAGTGGGATAAGAAGCTTCTGCGACTGCTCGGCAAGCCGGTTGTGGAAAAGAATTTTGAGCACAAGGCTTACACGCTGGAGGAGTTGCCCCTTGAGGGATTCCATGTGCGACGTGTTCAATTCCTGCACATGATCCTGATTCCTCCCATCATTGACAAGAGATTACATCTTAACTGGATCTTTGAGCATTGCCCATGGTGGAGGAAGTGATATTGTGGGATGTATCTTTTAGAAATAACCAAGAAAGAAGGGAGGTAAGAAGTGAAGCATCTGAAGGAGAAGGACAAATTTACCTTTAAGAAGCCTAGTGCCTTTGTCTTAGACACTTTCCCAAACCCAGGGGTAGACCTGGTAACTCTCCACTGTCTGGAGTTTACTTGGCTCTGCCCAGTTACGGGCCAACCTGATTATGGGGAGTTAAGAATAACCTATTCCCCTGAGGACCTCTGCCTTGAGTCCAAGAGTCTTAAGATGTACCTAAACTCATTCCGACTGGAAGGAGGTTTTGCCGAAGCTGTTACAGTACAGATTTCTAAAGACGTGAGGCTGGCCTTAAAGATACCTTTTGTCCAGGTAAACCTCATAACCCGAACTAGGGGAGGAATTTCTATTGAGGTATTGGAAGGAGAAGAAAGATGCGCGTCTTAATAACAGGTACCTCATCAGGCCTCGGATTAGAATTGACAAGGAGGTTTCCAGATACCCAAATTCATAGGGTGTCTCTCAGGAATAATGATTACCTAGGCCTAAGGTGGGATGATAGTCTGGACTACATGATTATGAACGCCTCAGGCTATTTGAGATCACCCTTTATTGATGCCTGCTTGGATCATATCCTGATTGGTGAGGGAATCCTCATCCACCATCTCAACCTCTTAAGGAGGGTTACCATCAAGCCTACAGGGCATTTGCTAATGATCTCCACTAAGGATCTGAGACACATGCCTAAGTTTCAACTCGGTTATAATGCAGGTAAGGCAGGCTTAGAGGCTGCGATATTAACCTTGGCCAAGGAGGTACCTTTCCGCTGTAACGTGCTTAGGTTTGGACTCATTGGGACACAGATGTGTGACCCAAAGCGATTAACCAAGTGGGATAAGGTGATGCCTGTCAAGGATGCAGCACGCTTTGTCCTAACTGCTTTAAAAAGAAAGGAGACAGGAAAGATATGGAATACTCCGTAATAACCATCTACCCAACCATTCAAGGCCTAGGTCCCCATACAGGTACGCCTATCTGCATGGTCCGGATGGGGTGGAATCCTTACCTAGGGAATGCCCACCTTCTCCCCAAAAGGGGATTTGACTATAACATCCTCACAATGGATAAAGACACCTTAGTGAACAACTGTATTGGTATGAATGTTAAATGGGTCTTCTTCACGGGTGAGGATCCTCTTGGGTGGGATCTTGAAGATGTCTTCAGACAACTCCATGAGAGACATTCACCAGTATGGGTAGATACATCTGGGATCTTCCCTCTTCCTATGTATATATCTAGGATCTCACTAGGCCCTAAGATGGGATGCCCAGTTAACCCAAAGGTCTACAAGGCGGCTACTGACCTCCGCTTTTATTACGATGAACAAGCGCCCAGGGAGTCAGCCCACAACTTTGAGAGATGGACGAGGGGGGACATACCCAATCACATCATACCCAAAAGGCTAACCAAGAGGTGTATCAAGGAAACATTGGAATTTGTCCGGGGGGTGAATAGGGAAAATGTGAAGTTTGAAATTCCTCTCTACCGCTCCTACCCCCACTTCGACAGTTACCTTTCCCCTTCAGGACCTTGTCCCATCTGCCTTAAGGGAAGTCAGGATGAACTCTGTGTGAAGGAGGTGTGGAATGACTAAATTTGCTTTTGAGGTTCCTATCCCACACCTCTGGGATTTTCATCTCCAGCAGGACTTCCTATTCGGTCTAAGTTTCCTCTGCAAGGTGCCTGAGTATAGGGAGTATCTTAACCTAACCAAGCAGGATCTGCACTTCGTTCTGGATAACTCCTATAATGAACTTCAGGCTCCACAGACTCCAACTCGAATGACTGAGTTGTGGGACCTATTTAAACCCAACCTGGTGGTTGCTCCTGACACAGATTGGTGGACAGCAGAGGCCGCCCTTGACGCTTACAAACAAGTAGGTGTTCACCACTCAGCCAAGTTGGCCTTGGTAAAGGATGAGTATGAGTATAATCTTCTAGAAAGGGCAGGTTGCTTTAACTTCGCCGCAAGTTACTACTGGCGTCCAGAGATGTCCCAAAGGCTAAAGGAAAAATGCGCCTATTGGTTTGGGCTGACTGACCTGGATGAGTTTAAAGAGCATAAACCAAAGTACCTAGACACAGGGATGCCGATTAAACTTGCCATGTTAGAAGTGTCTTGGAAGGATTGGGTTGCAGAAGGTTGCCCCCACATCCACTCCAAGGGTATATACCAGGCATACTTTAAGTGCAAGATGTCCCAGGCCCAAGTCCAAGAGGCTAAGGACAACATTAAAAGGCTAAAGGAGGCATGTCATGGAAATGAGTAAGGACTTTATTGCCATAGTTGATGAACTACTTACCTATGGTGAGCACACTTATGGTGAACTTTATCTGGAAGAGGACATAGGCCAGTACATCATCGAGAAAGTTCACCGCTTTAAGTCGTCCTCCCATAAAGGTGGCAATCCCATAGACCTGGCCAAGATAGCAGCCTGCGCCTACCTATGGTTCCTCAAGGAAAGGAGTAAAGCATGAAAAAGGCAGTTGTGTTATTATCAGGAGGTCAGGATTCAGCAACTTGCCTAGCCTGGGCCCTTGAAGAGTTTGAAGAAGTGCAGGCAATAACCTTTGATTATGGGCAGAGACATAAAAGGGAAGTGTACTCAGCAAATTCCCTATGTGCTCTGGCAGGGTGTGAGCTTACCCCCATTACAGTAGCATCTGCCTTCAGGGAGTGCTTTGGGGGATACACAGACCTTACTCCTGGATCCGAGAAGAAGAGTCATGCACCTAAGGGATATCCAGCAACTTGGATCCCAGGAAGGAACATGATCTTACTTAGCCTTGCTGGGGGGTTTGCCTGTGTCCGAGGAATTCATAACCTTGTAATTGGAGTAAGTCAGGTTGACTATTCTGGATATCCTGATTGTAGACAACAGACCATCCTTACCATAGAACATGCTATCTCAAAGAGCTTGGATTTCCCCTTTAAGATCGAAACCCCTCTAATCTGGAGGAGAAAGGCAGAGATTATCCGCCTTATGGAGGGATTAGGCCACCTGGACTGGTATAAGCATACTTGGACCTGCTACAAAGGGGGAAGTCAGCCTTGTGGGCTCTGCCAGGCTTGCATCTTGAGGGCTAAGGGGTTTAGAGAGGTGGGGATACCCGACCCTGCCCTAGAGTAAGGAGGAAAGCGATGGGTGAGAAACGGTATTATATTTCTATTCCCTGGGAACGGGGATGGGTATGTATGAATAAGCTATTCCCCGACGCCCTCCGCGCCCTGGCCGATTCTGAGGGGTGGGAGGTCTCGGAGGGGGAGGCAGTGTTTGAAGGCGGAGAAAGAGCGATTATTCTGACGCCACCAGGAGAACAAGCCTCTTTCCCTGATAGGCTCCACGCCGTCCTGGAGGCGATGTGGGGGGAGGGGTGGGGAGCGCACATTGGAGAGAGAGACGATACTTCTGACGAAAATTTTATCCTATTGCTGCAGGCAGGGCAACACGAGTTCGACTTGGGCCTCATCCTCACCCCGCCGGAAGACCCGCCCGACCAGGGCGAGAAAGGGGGTGAGCGCGTTGACTCCGGGAATTGCAGGCACAACACAGGCTTGTACTCTAATCCTTGCAAAAAGGGGCACAAGGACAAAGTGACAACCTTTCCATGTGATGACTGGCAACCCAAGCTCGTCACGATGAAAGGAGCGGTGAAATGAGCAACGCTATTTTCGAAGGCATAGTCATCAGGCTATTGCTCTTAATCTTAGGAGAGTTGGCGGTTATCCATCTTGAACTTCAAGAACTCCTCTCCCGCCGGTAGCCACGCTGAGTTGCTACGAGAGTGGTATGTGGCAAAAGTTAGAGGATTTGCAAGGGGTAGAAAGTGATCCAAGAACTCATTAAGGTATTTTGGGAGATAGTCTTTTTGGTTGCGCTTTTGGTGGTAATCTTTGGTCACGAAAAAGAATAAACAAGCTGGAAGACTGGAAAAAGGAGGTTTAAATGGAAGGAAAGCGTCCAGGTTCACTATGTGAGGAATGTGCCCTTAGGGATAGGCAATATGTTCCCCTATACATCCCTGAGCAACATGGGTGGGTAACTCACAGGCAAGTATTGTGGGTAGGTCAGGCTCCAGGAGAAGATGAGGCCTTTACGGGCATCCCTTTCACAGGCCCAGCAGGTAAACAACATTACTCATGCTGTATGCAGGCTGGCCTTAAAAAGCCTGCCTATCCACACACTAATACATGCTCCTGCTGGCCCCCAAGGAATAACCAAGGGAGGGACAGAGCACCAAATCTGTCTGAGATAAGGTGCTGCCTCCCAGGCCTTAAACTTGAGGTTCAAGCCTTGAGGCCTGAGTTAATCGTTGCCTTAGGGGACTCGGCTGCAAGAACCCTAACAGGGACAAAGGAGAGTATCTCTTCAGTTGCTGGGAGGTTCCTTGATTTGCTTCCTGAATTTGAGTGGGAATGCAAGGTGTTATGCTGCCGGCACCCCTCCTTTGTCAGGTCGAATAGGCAATACATACCCTCCCAAGTGAGTCATTATGAGTTGGTTGAGAAGTTCTTTAAAGGGAACCTAACACCTGACCTCAACCCAGAGTTCCTCCTTGATCCTGATCCAGTAACCTTAGCGGAGTTTCTAAGTCACGGGGCTATTTATGCCTGTGACACTGAGGCTACGGGTCTTGATGTCCTTAGGGACAAGATAATTGGCCATTCCTTCTGCTTTGAGTTGGGAAGTGCATGTGCTGTATACTACCAGACGGAGGACCCCCGGGATGATCCTAGATGGCCTGTAGTCAAGGCCTTCCTTGAGGATCCTGAGGCACTGAAAGTTTGGCAGAATGGGCCGTATGATACTGAGATTGCCCGCTCGCATGGGATTAAAGATGCTGGTTACTACTCAGATACCTTACTAAATCAACAGTTACTCTACTCTGATCTTCCTGCCAACCTTGACCACATGAGGGGACAGTATACAGACATTCCCCCTTACAAGCCTCCTAAGGATGATTATAAGGAGATGCTGAAGTGGACTAAGGAAAGGCTTTTGAGTTATGCTTGCTGGGATGCAGTTACCACCAAAGCGGTTGACCTTGCTCAGGAGGGTTTGCTAGATGAGCAGCAGGTAGAACTAAGGTGCAGGTTGTTGATCCCCTTAGTTCGGGCCTTAGGGAGAATAGAAAGAAGGGGGTTTAAAGTTTCCGAGGAGGCCTTGGCCCTGCTCCATGCTAAACTCAGGCCTAAGATAGATCAACTGGAATCTAAGTTTTATAAAATTGGATTCAACCCGAGATCCCCTGTGCAGATAAAGGAATTCTTCGGGACAGAGGATGCCCAAAAGGGAACCTTTGAAAGGCTGATCAAAAGGGGCCATCCTCAAGCAGATATAATGCAAGCCTTACTAACCTTCAAAAAGATTGACAAGGCTAACTCAACTTACCTAATAGGAATTTACAACAGGCTGAGGGAAGGGAGGATCCACACCCACTTCAAGGTTGCTGGGACAGGTACAGGTAGGTTATCCTCAGTAAATCCCAACCTACAGAACATACCAGTCCCTATGAGGGTTATTTACATCCCTGACCCAGGAAAGGTTTTAATCCAGGCAGACTACAAGCAGTTGGAATTATGGACGATCTCAATTGAGATTTACAGGGTATCAGGAGATGATAGCATGCTGCTGGATCTCCAGGGAGGAGAAGACATTCACTACCACTCCTGCCAACTCTGCTACCCTGATGTTCCCCTAATCCATGGGGTGAGGAAGAAGGACTTCACTTCTCGGCAGAACCTTATCGCGAAGGCTATGACCTTTGGTACGGTCTACGGAAGGTCACCAGGTTCAATTGCCTTGGAGTTTGGTGTTACCCGGGATGAGGCTGCGACGTGGCAGACTAGGATTATTAACAAGTACAAAGGAATTGCAACATACCGAAGGTTGTGTGAGAGGACTGTGAAGTCAAACCAACCTCTAAGAACTCCCTTTGGTAGGATAAGGTATGTCTCCAGCATGACGGCTGGTTACAACTTCCCAATCCAATCCACTGCTAGCGATATAACCCTCTTCTCAATAGTAAAACTTGATAAGTTGGGTTATGAAATACTCGCCTCGGTGCATGATTCTGTAATCCTCCAAGTTCCTAAGGAAAAGGTTGAAGAGGAGTGCTCTAAGGTAAAGGAGGTGATGGAAGAGCCATACCCAGAACTCATGGACATTGGGTTCAAGGTAGACCTGGACAAAGGTAAAAACTGGAGAGAAATTTCAGAGGGGTAAGATGGAATGGATAGACAAAGATCCTATAGATCCTATACTCCCCCAGGAAGGTTGGCTCCATGATTATGTGATTTTCTCATCTGGACTTGAGGCTTGTACTAGGTTTAGGTTCTTCACTGCCTGTTGTATCTTGGGAGCAGCGATAAATAACAAGGTTTGGATAAGGCGAGGTAATCCAGTCCTGTTGCCTCGCCTGATGCCTAACCCTTGGGTAATCCTAATCGCTCCACCTGGCCGGGGGCACAAATCCTCTACCCTCTGGATGGGAGTAAATTGTCTTATAGAAGCGTGTCCGGAAACCCGCATCCTTGCAGACAAGATTACTCCTGAGGCCCTTCTAAAAGCACTTTCCTTTCCCAAAGGTGAGAAGGAGAAGTTAAGGATAGGGCCTAGAGATGCAACAGGTTTTGTGAAGGCATCTGAGATTGCTGTCTTCTTTGGTAAGGAGCAGTACAACCAAGGATTAGTCTCCTTGATCACCGACCTCTATGACTGGAGGGAAAGATGGTCTTCGGAGACTATAATGAGGGGGCAGATTGAGTTAAGAAATAATTGCCTCTCAATGGGGTGTGCAACTACTCCTGACTGGATGGCAAAGATGCTTCCAAAAGATGCCTTCACAGGAGGATTCCTCGCCAGGTACATATTGGTTGAGATGCCTAGTAATTACCTAAAGAGAGTTCCAGACCCAGAGATCAAAGGAGAAAAGACCTGGGGTGAAATTGTACAAGGACTGCGAGAATTAGGAAGGACCAAAGGTGAAATGCCCTGGGAAGGGGAGGCAAAGGATTACTATGACCATATCTACAGAGAGGTCAAACCCACAGGAAACAGTCAAATGGACGCCTACTTGGAGAGGTCCATAGAGCAGGTGCTTAGGATTGCTGCTCAGATATCCATCTCTCAGGATGGGTTTAGGATGGAAATCAAAAATATAAAGCATGCGGAGAAGATACTTGACTTCTTAATGCAAGAGACTTCACCCAGGATAGATGCACTTACAACCCATCCAAAAATGCAGTTAACCCAGGAGATTCGCACCATCTTAAGGGTTAAAGGACCCCAGAAGAGGTCCCATCTCTTGAGGAGTTTGATGAAAGATCTATCAGGAGGTGAGCAACAGTTCCTCGAAGCCTTACGAGTACTCTGCATGTCTCGTGAGGTTATTTTCTCAGGATCACCTAACGACCCAACTTACCAGTTAGCAAAGAAAGGAGATTTAGACTAATGAAAGGCATAATAGTTTATGACATAGAAATTGCCCATAGGGTTGAAGATACACCTGGAGGTTGGAATAACCCTCATGGTATGGGCTTTGGCAGTGCTGTTACCTACTCCTTTAAGGAAGACAAGTACCTTATGTACCTGCATGAGAGGGGGAAGGAACTTCTAATAGAGCAACTCTCAGGTAACTATGCCGTGAGTTTTAATGGGGTTAAGTTTGACAGCCGGAATGTACTGGGTAATGACAGGCCTATTGAGCACCTTGGAGAAGGTTTGATTAGTGTAGGGGAGTGGGTTGAGGTGGACCTGATGATTTTCTTCCTCATGGCCAGGGATGGTCTCAGTTCTGAAGAAGTCCTGGAGAACATAATGAAGGGAGCCTACTGGGGTAGAGGTTCTTTAAATAAGGGAAACTTCAACCTCGACACCTTATGCCAGAGAACCCTAGGAGCAGGAAAGTCGGGCTCAGGTGCCCATGCTCCTGTGCTTTACCAGAAGGAAAACTACGCCGCCCTACTCTCTTATAATCTGCAAGATGTCCGCCTCACGGGAAGTTTATTCAGGAATGTCATGCATAGTGGGGGGATTGATACAGAGGGAGGTAAGGTCCTCATTAATCTTCCACCAGATGTTCATGCAGCTTATGATGCAACTGATGAAGTTGGTTAGATTCCTTTTTGCCTTTGCTTACATCCCACTCACCATCTATCTTTGCTGGATTGGTGAGTGGGGTTTGGCCTTCCTAACAGCATTGGTAGGCTCATTACTCTTACCAAAGGAGTAAGTCGTGAGTAATAAAATAGATTGGGACGAAGTTGCCAAGGAGTGTGGGCTAAACTCTGAGGAGGAACTAGTAGAGTTCTGTAGAGGGAAGAGACCCACCTGGATAAGTAGGTGCCTTATCAAAAAACCTTTCCCCTCCATACGGTCCATAACCAAGTGGATGGATAGTAATGGGATTATGTACAGAAGGCATAAAGGAGGTTATAATGGTGTAGTAGGCACCAAGAAAAACCACGTCATTAAGAATGAATGGAGGATTATAAACCTACCTAAGGTCACCGCCTGTGAGATTCTGGGTGTCTCACCTTCCTATCTTGTAGTTCTCAGGAGAGAGGGCCTTATAGAGTATGGGAAGAAGGATCTAGGACCTTTGATCTAAGGAGGGATTAAATGGCAGAAAGAAAAGATATAATGCTGGCATATGCTTGGGAGGAGAAAAGGTTTAACAAGTGGCCCAAGCCTGTAATTGTCCAACCTAAACTCAATGGGGATAGATGTCGTGCGGTGTTCGATGAGAATGGGAAGGTTACACTTTATAGTTCGAGTGGGGCGGTCAGGGTATCTGTGCCACACCTCAATGAAGAACTCGAAGATCTCCACCTATCTAATACGGAGCTGGATGGTGAGCTTTACTGTCACGGTATGCGCTTCCAGGACATCCGCTCAATAACCTCCCGCACTATTAACCTACACCCAAACCATGAACTTATCAACTACTACATCTATGACTTGGTTGATGAGGAGAGAGAACAGATCAGGAGAATGGACGAGTTATTCATCCTCATCCCCCCAACAGCCTTTTTCTTGAGGAGGGTTCCTATGACCTTAGTTAACACACCTGAGGAATTCCTAAACCAAGTAGGCTCTAGTGTAATCCTAGGGTATGAAGGTGCCATCGCCAGGCATCCCCATGCACCTTACGTCCGAAGGAAGACTACAACTATGATGAAACTCAAGCCTCAGGTTAGTGACACTTTCGTAGTAGTTGGATATGAGGAGGAGGTTTCCATCTCAGGTGCTCCCAAAGGTGCCTTAGGCGCTTTAAGGTGTTGGAATGAAAACAAGGATGTCTTTAAGGTGGGGACTGGATTTACCAGGTCCCAAAGAGAGGTGTTCTGGGAGTTGAGAAAGTCCCTCCCTGGCAAGTTCGTTAAGATCCGATTCCAAGAACTAACCCGGGACGGGATACCTTACGCACCCGTCTTTGAGGAGTTCGTTGAGCTAAAGGAGGTTCTAGATGTATGAAAGGGAAAAAGTCACATTAGAAAGGCTGGAGGTTGCTGCAACAAGGGCCTTGAGTGAGGAACAACTCTTCAATGACCCTAAGCTAACTGAGTTTAAGATTATCCCAGATATGGTCCATATGATGGCAGTCAGTTTAACAGATTTCGTCTGGTCAGAGCATCTTGAGGATCAGGAGCGTGTTGTAGAGTATCCAAGGACTTGGTGGGATTTCTTTAAGCAGGATGCTATCCCCCACCTTCACCAGACTGCTAAGGCTTCAGGTACATAAGACTAAGGTAAGGGTAGTCTTTGAGAGGAAAGCTGTGTACCCAAAACTTATTGCTAGGGGTAGGGATCCTTTTAAGGCCTTCATTATCCATGAGAGGGCTTACGAAAGCATCTGTTAAGTAGTTGCAATCTCAGCTGCTTTAAACTCAACTACTGCACCATCTGGCAGATGTAGAGTTAACCTCTTCTCACTCTCCAAGGCCTTAGAATCTTGGGGAGTGATGAAGGGGTATTTCTGATGCAGGCCTAAACAGAAGTGATGGAAGTTAGTATTGCTAAGATGCCTATAGGTATGTGTCTCTAGGAAGATCAAAATCCCACCTCCCTCCTTAACTTCATGTACCTATCTATAATAGCCTTCCTCTCCCTATTGGAGGTAGCATCTCGCATTTCCCTTCTCATCTGATTTGCAATCTGTGATCTATGAATATCCTCAAGAGCCCTTTTCTTTCTAGCCTGAACGACTGGATTAATCGCAACTACCTTAAGTCCAACTTGTGAGGCGAGTACCTGGTCCCAAGTGAGAGCCTCAGGCCTTTCATTTATCATATCCCACATGTGATACCAGTCGATAGCTCCAGGCATCACAGGCAGGTTAGGCGCCCACTGCTGCCAAGCATACACCATCGACTTCATGAACTTCACCCCAGGTTCTTCCCACTCATAGTAAAGAGGAGCACCTCCAAATTTAGTCTTTGTGAGCAATGCGGAGCCTATACCCATCAGGGGATGGCCAAGCATCCAACCTGAGGGATTCATATACATCTCACCTATATCACCCAGGCCTGGTATCATATAGGTTAGGTTTAAGAACTGAAGGCGCCCTTTGGGATCTCTCCAAGGAACTAGAAGAAACTGCCCCTCTTGAACATACTTAGGGAGAACAGATTCAGTCCACTCCCATTCCCTTTCAGTCATACCCAACCGCTCAATAGCCTTTTGCTGCAGGTACCAGCCTAAGATAGGCCACTTCATAAACCTAACAGGATGCTTAACTGCAGTCTCTGCCATCAAGGGCAGGACCTTACTCTGCCATGTAAAGAAGGGCGCTGCAGAACCTCTCATCCTAGCAGTGAACCGGGTAATCTCTCCATAGTTAAAGGTATACTTCATAGCATCAAGAGCAGCCTCCTCAGGGTCAAGACCTTTCTCCCGGTTATGGATGAACTTAGCCATCTTGAACCACTGCTCTTCAAAGTTATAAAGATCTCGTGCTTTCTTGGTATACCTGTCATAATGAGCCAGGCCTATATCAAAGATATTCGCTCCATGCCTATACCCACGGGTGACCTGTTCGATATCTGAGAGGGTAAAGGTTCCTCCACCACCTGTTATCTTCTCCCACTCCTTCCAATACTTACCTTTACCTCTAACTTCCTTCCAAGCCCGAGCATAGATGTCTCCCCTCCAGAAAGGTAATCCTCCCCAGTCATTCAATATCGCATTAGAAAAGATATTCCGAAAGTGGGTAGCAGGTCGGAGGATGACCTTATTTGTCTTCCAAGGAGTAAGAAACCACTTATTCCATGCCTTGTGGGCAATCTTAGGTATTGTCTCCAAGGATCTTAACTCAAGTTCTACATCCCTAGGGAGGAATAAATCCTCTAGTCCTGGAAAGGAACTCTTAAGGAATTCCTGTGGGTTGTCATCTGGCATGAGGACAGGTTTGGTTACACCCATCTCCTTCAAGGTATTAGCGAGGAACCTCTTAGAAGAGAAATGTGAGGCGTCTGCAATTGCTAAAGGTGTATCTAAAGGTTGGTTGTAAAGATCCCTAGCATACCTCCTAACGTCAAAAGGCAGGTCAGGATTATCTATGGCTTTCCCAAGGAGTTTATGGAGCTTAGCTGGGTCAGCATTCCCTGAAGTCTCCTTACTAATATCAAGTACGAACTTGTCCAAATCCTCCATCTTGCCTAGCATCTCACTTCTATCTAGGGGTTTGGCAGCATCCCAGGTATGAACTCCCACAGGAGATTTAGAGCCCTTTCTTGAAGTGGAAAGGAAGGCCCGTCTCACCTGCTTGGCATACTCCTGACGGAAGGAGGGTTTTATATTCCTTCCTAGACCAACCAACTTCTCCACCTTCCTAAAGGATTTAGTACTAGGACCTACCTGCAAGATTGACTTCTGAAAGGCATGTCTCTGCTTGATGTTCATATTTGCAACTTCCTCACCCATCCTTGTTGCAAAATTGAGAACCATTGCCTTCTGGGTACCAGCCTGCCTGAAAGGCCTATCTAACCTCCTGGGGTCTTGGGCTAATCTCTCAACTGCAGGTTGAAAGATTTCCTGTAGGCTCTTTCTCCCCTCACCAATATTAGGAAACACATGCCATTTAGCAGGTGCCGAAAGGATCTCCCATAATCCTTCAAGAGGGGGTGCCATCCATCCATGCAACTCTACTCCTAGGGGTTCGAGAGGTTTCTTTAGATCATTAAGGGCATTCCAGATGAGTCGAGGAGCCCACCCTCCACCCTCCTTAAGGTTCTTGAGTACCTGCCTAGCCTCAGCCCGTCTCTGGTGGATTTGGAGGGCCATGGACTTTGCCGCCTCTCCTATAGCAACCTCCTTAGGCATACCCTGCTCAACTAACTGCTGGACCAAGCGGGTCTTCTCAAGACCTTTCAAACCTTTAGTTAACCCTCTAGTCCAAAACATTAACCAACCTGGAGCCAAGGGGTCTAAGAGCTTCCTATCCCCATCCGGGCCTATTGTATTAGTAGTACCCCAAAAGAGGTCTTCCATTAACTCCCCCATAACCTCAGCCTTCTCACTGGGAGAGCCCATTAGTAAGCGAGGCACCCAGAGGTCAGGCCTACCTAACTTAGGGCCTAAGACCATCTCACCTGCCTTCTGGGGGAGGGTTTTACTAACATCTGGATGGGTCCAAGTGGGCGGAGGCTCGGGGAGTTCCTCATCATACTCATTAATCCACTTCCCATCTATGAGTCGGATGTGTTCATACTCCTTTGGGTACCAAGGCCTCCAAGCAGATACCTGATCAAGAAAATCCTTACCATACACCTTCTCTGCTCCTACCCTATAACCTGCCGCTTGTGAAGTCCAACGTGCCTGCCTAATCCTAGACCTCATAAGCTCTGCCCGAATTTCTTCAGCATCTGAACGGTAAGGAATCTTAGGTACCTTTTCTAAAACCCTCTCCTTTTGGATAGGCTCCCTAGGAGAGAAAGGCCTTACAGGCTCAAAGAGAGCCTCAACAGGTTTAGGCCTAACTGGATCTATAAGGAGTGGCATTATTCCATGGCCTCCATGAAATCCTGAAGTATTGCTTTAAGCGAGTCAGATTCTCGGGCAGGATAGGTCTTAGTAAAGGCCTCAGGATCATTATAAAACTTGAGAAACTGCCTAATGAAATAAATCTCTGCCTTAGGCTGTTGGCCCTTCTTGTAACCCTTAGCACTCTTTGAGAAGGTTCCCCAAAGCCTACCCAAGGTACTCCTACCTCCCCCTATGAACTTCCAAACCTGCTGGGCAAGGTTTTGCTGGCCTACTAAGTCATCAAGGGGAACGTCCTTCAAGATGCTTCTTTCTACTCCCTTGGGTTTAACCTTCTCCAGAGCCTCCTCCTTCTTTACTAAGGCCTTGGCCTGCTCCCTTTGCTGTTTCCTAGCAAGACGGAGTTCTTCCTTCTCAAGGGCAGTGTAAGCCTGTAAGTTCTTAGCAGCCTCATTTGGATTCACCTTCTTATAAATACGCTCCCTAAACCCTGAAGGATCTAGTAATCTGGCTGTAGGAACCTTCTCAGTTGCTGCACTCAACCTAGGCGTCCGACCTTGTTTATAAGACTGAATCATATGCTTCGAGAGGAGGTCCTGGGCATCAAGGTAGGGCATATCAAGCGGGCGCCTATAAAGATCAAGTCCAAACTCATCACTAACCCCCTCATAAAGTCGACCAAAGGTTTCTGTCTGCCCAGGCTGCTGTGTGCCCATTATCTCTCTTCCTGCAGCCTCCTGCATAGGTGATTTAGTTTTCCACTCCATTGTCCTCTCAAGGAGAACTCTCCATTGAGGTTTGGTTAAGGTAGGCTTAGGCCTAGGCCAAGTGGGAGAGCTCCTAGCAGTTTTGATAGCCTCCTCTTCCATCTCACCATACTCCCTCTTAACTGAGGGGACACCCCTCCTTACTTTCTTAGCCTCCTCAATTCTCCTCCTGCCCACCTTAGGACTGATCTGGCTGGAGAACACACCAGGCCAACTCCCAGCCTTCCTCCTATGCTCTCCTGGGGACCAAATCTTGCTCTTCCGGGTGCTTTCCCCTCTACTAACCTTCAACCTTTCCTTTAAAACTCTAGGACTCACAGGAGACTCAAGGGCATGCTTGAAGGAGGAAGGTCTACCTACCTCACCTGTAATCCTCTTAGTCTTAGTCTGGGAAGGTGCTTTAGGCTTTGGTGAAGATATATCTATCTCTTTCCACCACTTAAGGAATTCCTCCCTTTCTGCCAACTCCTCAGCAGCCTTTAAACTCCCCCTCCTAGCACCTATCTTAGGAAGGCCTACCTTAGATATCTCCTTTGTTATAGCACTATCAGGAAATAGCTTCTTAAGGAAGGCTGCCCGAGTAAATGACTTAACAGGTAATCTTGGCATTTTAACTCTCCGGTAAAGCCTTATGTTCCTTTATAGACTTGAATAACTGACTCCAAAGACCTGGAATCTCAGGAGGAGTCATAGTATAACCTGCATTTTCTAAGTCCTGTCTAAGTTGGGCTTTATTCTCCTTAGTCATATTAAATAAGGAGGGGAAATATTCTGCTGTCCAATATTGCATGTACCCTAAGCAGTTAATAAGATTGTAATACTCAGAATCACTAATTAATAATTGCCTATGGACAGCAGGCACCTCCCTTAAGGCCCCATAGGTTGTATTAAAAAGTGCTGTGGCATCTTTAACTATCTCCCCCAACTTAGGATCCTTAAACCCTCCTTCCATCTCACCCAGGAAGGAGTTATAAGCAGTATAAAGAGACTTTGAGACCCAAAAGGCAGTTGAAGGCTCACCCAAGGCAGAGGGGATTCCATAATTAGAATCTCCTAGTTTAAAGTCAGTTACGACAGGCCTCATTGACCTTACCATAGATTGGGTATTAGCAATATCCTCCTTTGCAAATCCTAAGGGGACATTATCTCCATACCACTTCTCCTTTTCAAAGAGTTGCTTGTCCTCTAACTCCCTTAAGCTAACCAACTCCTTCACCTGTTCTGAAGCCCTCTCTATGTTATATTTCTTCCTCCATATTCCTATCTGCTCCATGTAATTTTCCTCACGTGCCTTACTCTCCTTAATCTGCTGTTCTGTGTATCTAATTCCCACCTCCTGTTCTTCAACCTTACCTGAGGTTAGGGCACGTGTTTCTGCTGCCTGGGCAAAAGAAGCTTCTGAAGCAGCCAGAGCAGCCTGGGCTTGATTATCAGTAAGAAGGTTCTTACTCACCATACTTTGGATTACCAAATCAAAAGTTTCCTTAGCAAGTTGATTCTGTGTTTTTATCCCCGCTGTCTCTGCCTCAGTTTTCTCTGTTCTCTTCTGCAGGGCATTAACCTCAGACTTAACCTTATCAATCCCTAACTTTCTCAACTCTGCCAACTGCTCATCGGTGTAGGCGAGGAGGCCTGCCTCAGATCTTGACTTCTGAAGGTCGAGTAGTGCTTGCTCAACTGTCCAGTCCTTAGTCTCTTCTGCAACACCTGCCTCAACCTTTCCCTTCCTCTCTTGGGTCTCAGCCTTACCAGCCTCAGCCTTGGCCAACCTTTGGGCAGCAGCAATTGACTCAGAAGATGCAGGGCCTATCAAACCACTGAGTTCAGGATCCTTGAACCACCTGTACTTACCTACTGGGTCATGCTTCATAAAGTTCTGCAGTTGCTTTTGGGCCTCAGGCCTTTCTAGGATGAACCTGCGATCGTCTGGCTTCATATCAAGGAGCATCTTCCAAACGTGTTCAGACCTCTCCCCAACCCTCTTGGGATTGTACATAAAATCCAGGTAACCACCAATACCTTTGCCTATAGACTCACCCAATCCCCCATGCCCTACCTTTTGGGAGATGGCAGGAGGCATTTGTACAACTTGGGCGTGGGCACCCCCTCCAGTTGCTCTAGGCCTGGTTTGTGCTATTAGTTGAGAAATATCTGTTGTGAACGGCATAGGTTACTCTCCCCATGTTGAGGCCCACCCTTGGGAAAGGCCTGTGAGAATTCCATAGCCCAACCCAGGACCTTTACTCTCAGTAGTTGACCCTGTCAGGTAGGTATATGGACTGAACCCCAGCAGTTGCATTGAGAGTTGGACATATGGGTTATAAGCAGCCTCGTAAGAACCTCCAACCTCCTCACCCATCAGATACCTATTCAAGGTATCCATCACCCTCTCCTGCTCGATCCCTCTAGAATAAGCCCCTGCAGTGCCTAAGATATTAGTATAAGAGGGAATCGCCTCTGAGGCTCGTCCTAAGGCTGCATCAATAGCCTGCCTCTCAGCAAGTTCCTCACTATACAAGAGTTCTCCACGGGCCTTTGCAATGGTTGTGGCAAGGTCTGATGCTGCAGTTGTCTCCGCCCGTGCTCGGGGGGAGCCATGATAACCTGGCCCAGCATAGGCTGCCCTGAGCCCAGGAATGGTATACCTTTGGAACTCTTGTTCGTACGTGGGCCTCATATACTCATCAAACCAATCTCCAGCCCAATCCTGACCTAACTCATAGGCAGGTTCTCCAGACAAGAGTTGACCCATTGCCCTCTGGTTGGCAAGTTCTGAGACCCAATCTAGATAGGCAGTCTCCTCCCTCGTCTTAGGAACGAACATAGAAGGAGCAGGACTAGTAGGACCAGACAAACCCCCCTTGAAAATACCTGCCATACTCTTAAGGAGTTCTTCCTGCTCCTTAGAGTAGGTAGGTTTGGTCTTAACCTGGGTTGTGGTAGTTGATTCCCCTCCTCCGAAGAAGTCGCTAAAGAAGCCCATCTTAGTTTACCTCCTTACTTCTCTTTCTAGGAACATACCAAGGCTCGACCCATTTAAGCTCAAAGTCCTCATTCCATGTACGAACCCGGAATCTTATCTTTTGGCAGGTGACATTAAGATACTGTGCCATCTCATGGAAGTGCTCAAACTCAGGTATGGGAGCACCTACGGTTAAGTCTTCTCCCAGGTCAAGATCACTTAGTACATGTGATGTAGGCCCAGACAAACCAGACCCATAAGAGGGAACAGCAAAGTGGTACCTCAGGGAGAGATCATTAGTAGCTGTGAACTCCCAGGGGCTATTAGGTACCTGGGCTGAGTGATCAGCGTCTGTGTATACATAAATCTTGAAGGAGGTACCTGACTTTATGATAACATACCAGTACTTAGCACTCATAGTGCCAGCAGGCATGTCAAAGGTTATAGGTGTGCTAAAGGATGAACCAGACACCTTCTCCTGGAAGGTCAAGACAATTGTCCCAAAGGTGTTAAGGATGTTTAGTACATAGAAACTGGCAGTAACATCTGACCGCAGATTCCAATAAGTATCTACTTTATTACTCAGCATCCATAACTGGACATAATTAGGACCTGACAACGCCTCAGTAATTTCCACAGCAAACTCATGTGTGAAGTCTGTGAAGTGATCATTACCAAAGTCTCTAAAGACGTAAGACTCATTTGACAAGTACACCGAGGTGACAACGACTTGCTCGTCAGTTACAAACAGGTAATCTCCTGTATCCACCTCTGTGTAAGTTCCTAAACCTCTAGTCTCCTCTCCTAAAGGTTCAGGCCTTAAGGTGTCTTCTTCAGACCAACTCTTCCCACCATCAGTTGAGTAACTTACATCAAAAGCATCACCTTTAACTTGATACCTACACTCAAGAACCCGTGAGGCATGCCCAAAGATAAAGTCTTTAGTCTCCCAAGTCATCAACTCTGCCTCAGGCACCTTCTTCCAGAGATCATCAATTGCTGACCAGGCTCGTTTCTCATTACTCCACTGAACTGCTTTGTACTTGGTTATGCGATCATCTTCCCAAATGGACCCGTCAGGGTAGCAGATTAAGGTTGTAGGAGCACCCTCAGGCAACTTCCTAGTATCCCACTCTTCAGTATCATCATCCCAAGCCTGGGAGTCATCATTCCACACTGCAGATGCTGTCTCAGACCAGTAACCAAAGCAACTAACCTCCTGTGTACGCTGCGTCCACCATTTCTCAACTAGGTTATACCTAAGCATCCAGTTGGGTGTTGTATTATCCTTAGTAGGAAGAACAATAACATAGTCACCAGTCTCCTCGATGTATACCGCAGGAGATCTGTGAACCTTTGCCCCATCAACCTTACGATGATCGCTCTCATACAGGTAAGGAAAAATGGCAGCACCCACTGGTTCGAGCTCATTACCATCAAAGAGGTAAACCCCATCTGTTCCGTAGAAAATTATACGGTCACCTAGGTTAATAACACTATTGGGTGCATAAGTTCCAACCCCATCAATAACAAGTTTGTAATCAAAGAGCTTAGTGGCCGAGTTTACATATTGGATCTCCCAGATTGAGCGCTCCTTAAAGACGAACAAGCGATCCCTCAGGATGATTAGTTTAACAACCCAATCAACTGTCTCATTGAGATCATAATACCCTGCATTAGTTGTAGTATCATCCCACTCCTCAGGATCGTCTGTGTCAGACCATCTGATGCGATGGGGGCAGGGATCCCCTCCCTCAGTTGTGAAACCAAGAAAGAGGTGATTGTAATAAGAGACTACTTGCCTAGCTGCCGTAATACCCTCTGCTACACATCCATCAAGGTCCGCCCATGCACTGCCAGTATACTTCTGGATGTTGTCATTACCATTGGTTACAACGTAAATATCAGTACCAGCAGAGGTGTAGGTTATAGTAGAGTCAAACAGATTATCATCATCACCTGTGAAGACATTGGACCCACTTATAGCACTAAACTCTCCAGTCGTAGTACTGTATAGGTAGGCTTGGGTTTGGTCAAAAAGTAGGAAGTACTCTGTACCATCTACCAAGTAGAAGGTGTCAAGTAGCATTGGTGTACCATCAATTGCTGGTGCAAACTGCCTCCAGCCTAGGTCTCTCTTAAGCACACCATGCTGGTACCTCACACAGTTAAGGTTAGGACTCCTCTTATCAGCAAGCAGCACCGCATCAAGGGAGACGTCCAAACCACCAGTCAATTCTGTTACAGGGTATGGCTTCTTTCCCACCTTAGACTCTCCCCCATTCCCTTTTGAAGACTCTGACGTAGAGCGTGCCTTCACCAAGGTTGACTGCCCCTGCGGTTGAGTTTGACAACACGGCAGTAACAGTGTTAGCAGCAGTAACCTGAGCATCAAGTTGTAAATCTGAGATGTCCAGGCTAAAGGATGCCAAAGCAAAGTCTCCCAATTCTGCATAACTCACCGTTACTTCTTTTGCCTCCATACTCCCAGCTGCAATATTGCCAGGATCCCAGGTGGTACTGCTAGTCAGGTTCTCCCCTACCATGTCCTCCACTCTGGAGAAGGCCTTGCCCAGATCCTCCCACATCTCCCATATCTGCCTCACCAGATCCCTTAGGTAACCTGATAGTTTCTCCGGGCTTGCTTTGATCCTGTCCGAGTCGAAAGTGAATCGTTTTGACCTTGGTATCAATAACATTCTTGAACCCGTTAATCTGCTTCTCAATTGCAAGGAGCCTATTCTCAATACTCTGAAGCATTAAGAAGGTTCGCTTAGGTGCACAGTCCTTGACTCGTTTGAACTCGTTACTGTCAGCACTTCTCCAGGCACTCTCAATGTAATTAGGGCAGTGCTCACCATACTTCTTCCAAAACTTACATTTGGTATCACATGTGTCTTTCATGGGTTAGTCCTTTGAACAAATAATACAGCAGTAGGCTGCTGGTCTCCAAGCACCTCCTTGAGACACAGATCCTGATGGAGTAAAGGAGTGGGTGTGACCTCCCACTGAAGGAGTAGGCCCACCCGAGCGCTCATCGTAACCCTCTCCTGACGCACCTGCCCCAGTCGTTCCTGCAACTCCTGAAAAAGTCAAACCTGAGATGGTCCAGGTTCCTGCTGAGTGTGTCCCTCCACCCGTCTCACCCCCAGCAGCACTTCCCTTTGTAACAAAGACTAGTTTATCATTAAGTGTGTTTTGTATTGTCCAGCCCGTTGGTGCAGTATCCTGGTAGAATAACATGTAAGTTCCACTAGGGAGGGTACTAGCATTAAGTGCGCCCCCAGAAGTGAGCTGAACCTCATTACCACTTTCATCAAGCCAGTGTAACTCAAGAACACCACCTGCATCTTTAGGGAATAAGCAGCCTTCATCAGCATTTACTGTAGGGTTGCTCGTTAGAGGCTCCCGGAATAAAATCTTCCGATGCTGGCCATGATCTGCCTGAGTACCATCAACAGGCATATAATGGTCAACATCAAACCGCTCACGGACATCAGTCTTGAAGTTCCTGATACGATCATCTCCAAGGCTTTTAGCCTCACTTCCACCAGGTGTTTCCTCATAAGTTGCATTCCAGTCACGTGAGAAAGCCATTAGGGATCCCTCCTAGTAAAAGCCCTTTTCCACCACTCACCCTGAACACTCCCTGATGTAGGAAAGGATGTAAAAGGCTGTGCAGTTTTAATCTGGTCAGGCCTCCCTACATCCTCCTGATAGGCTCCTGAGAGAAGTTCTGCAGTGAGGGACTTAGCATCAACTGTTACATTATTCAGTTGGGCCCTAGCCAACCTCTCCCCTAAGGTGATAATAACATCTTCTAGGTCTGGGTAGTTTAAATCTGCCTCTTCATCATCATCATCCGAGAGTGGGGCAGGCCATCTACTATAAAATAGATAAAGAGAATATTCATCATCAGGTATCCTGATTAGATCAATCTCATACCCTCTCTGGGTGTACATAGAAGGCTTACCATAACCCATATCCTCAGGGTAGGGTATATTCTGGTCTAACCACCTAGGAGTTTTATAAACAAGTTTTCTGGAGTTGCTCCCATCCATCAACCTGAAGGTTATAATATCCTTGAAGCGGGTAAGACCCCAATCATCAATCAGGTGGTAGGACATAGTCTCCGCCACCGTAGTACAACTAGTAGTATCCCTAGTCTTGAGGTTGTCAAAGTCCCTAACCCGACAGATTACCTTCCTAGCATCATTAACTGCCTGCTGGGCGGCCATCAAGGCTAGACCATCATTCCGATTCAAGCGCACTAAGACTTTTGAGTAGTACTCCGCGTACGTCGTCATGGTACTTAACCTCTTCCTGCATCAACCGCCTAACCTGGGTTATAGTAGATTCACCTACCTGTAGTACATCTGCCAACTGGGTCCAAAGTTTGGCAGAATCCCCCTCCTCAAGTACAAGGAAGGCAAAGGTATGGGCTACGGATATTACATAATCCTCCCCTGCAGCAAAGGGGTAATCATCTCCTGCAACCACCCTGGCTGGATAAACTAAAGTTGTTAGGACTAGAGTCTCAGCAGTAGTTGGTTCAGGCCTGTAATAAAACCACGTCCCGTACAAGGTGTAGAAAAGACAACTTCCAGAAGTGGGATGAAGATGGAGGGTTAAATCCCACATGGGATAAGGGATGAACCAAACAGGTTTGTTGGAATTACTTGAGTTACGGACCTGCTCTACCCTAAGGGGCCGGGTTAGAGTTGTAACCCAGTTGAATGAACCTCCCCCACCAGTAGAATAATTCTGCCGGGTTCTAGATTCAGGAGGCTCATTAACTAGGTTGTACAACTGGATTCCTGCATTAAGGCCCCTTAGGGAAGCTACCTGAGCGAGAGAATCAGACCTTCCACCCAGGCCAGAGTACACCTCAGACAACATATCATTAATCGTCGTCATCTTAAAGCCTTCCTCCAGGCCGCCTTACGGGCCCTCTTAGTCTTTTCCCCAAGAGCCTTACTATATCTCCACCCACCACCTTTCTTCCTTACATAACCTGTTATAGCAGATGCTAGGGCGGCAGCAGAGTTTTCAGACTTTCCTTCCCTTATCAAAGCCTGCCTTACTTCATCCCACTTCTTTGGCATAGTTAACCTCTAATAAGGAATATCAAAGCAAACCAAGGTTGCCTCATTATCCCTCAAATCTTCCTCCTGGACCAGGTAACCCACCTCATAGTGCCCGAAGTAATTAGTTCCAGCACCAGGGGCGTCTACTACCATCCCATAACCTGCATGGTTGGTACTTGCTAGGATCTTCTTCTCATCCAACTCTGCACCAGGAGTGTTTCCAGCTGTGTCAATAATGAGAGATCCCCAACCCTTAACCTGCGCCCAGAAGTAATAACTGGTCGAGGAGGTTGAGGCTGTCACAATCCTCTGAGGACATCCTACAGGCATCTGTTGGGCATCTGTGGGGTTGACCACAACTGCGTTGTAGGGATTAGGCCATACAGAAATGTCCGTATCCGTAGTAGACCAAGCAGTTGCAATAGCATCATAAAGGAGCACCTCAACCACCCCAGAGACAGTAGCCTTGTTCCCCTTGATCTTGTAAGACTCCCCAATACCAGTTCCTGCAGTTACGATGAGAGTTCCATCTTCCCACAGATTGGCCGTGATGCCAGCCGCGGTGATGTAAACAGTCTTATCCCCCGCAGCCGCAGCAGTGACAACGGTCTGCTCATTGGTTTGGGTTGTGATAAAAGTTACGAGTTTACCTGCAGCAAGTGCAACCGTCCCGTTCTTGCAAAGGACGAAAACTCTACCATCATCAAGAGGGCGAACAGTTCCCAGCCTATGAGGTTTAACCGTAGTCTCCTCAAATAGGCTGAGGTTGAACATTGTGTGAGGCCCTTCTTGATAATTTCCTATTTGTGCTCCCATATCATTCTCCTTTAACCAATCAAGGTAGAGATTAAGTCGGGTAGATTTTCAGGCCTACCCGCCTCCTATGGATACGCCATAAGTCGGTTACTCCGCAATGTTATAAAGGACGTTCTGGACGATAGGCCTGGTACAGATCACATTAAAGGTACAAGTGATCTGGGCAACCCGGTCATGAGGCTGATTGGGAATTGTTTTCCAATCAGTCATCAGCATCCAGTACTGCTCATCACAAACCATCTTGTAATAAGCAGTATTAACAAAGAACATCTTCCCATCAGGCGCCGAGGGGCACCACATAAGGGGCCTTCCCCGGAAGGACAGGGTAGGAAAACCAGCATCAAAGAACCCTGTCTTCTGCAGCTGCACGAGTTCGTAACCTTCCTCCTCATACAGCTCGTAGGTATCCTGATCAGTCACCAGGGCAATATCTTGAAGTTCCGCTTTGGAGTACTTAAGGATGTTATTAAAGCAGGTCCTCATATTCTTTACCAGGTACAAGGCCGCTGCTCCCTCACACTCCATTGCCTGGTTCCTCCACCAGGTAAGATTTGCCCGGTTAAGACCATGAACTATCCCTGTCGTAGGGGTAGTAGAGATCAGGTTCTCAGTACCATTAGGCTCATTCGTCCCTGTTCCATCAGCAAACATCACCCGCTCGAATTCCTCGTAAAGGCCACGCTCTGCCGCCCCCAACTTAAGATCACTGAGACTGATCATAGCAGCCTTTCCACGGTTCTGCTGCTCATCCTGCATCCATCTCATGACAGTAACTGAGACATGCTTCCAATCCTCATAAGTCATGGTAGCGAGTTCAGAATCTGCCAGGGGTACAGTGTCACCCTTTGTGATCCAGCGGATAGTCTCATTATCCCCATACTCCACAGGAACTTCAATCCTCCGGTAACCTGAAATGAACTCAATCTTGCCCCTCTCCCTCAGCCAATAGATAAAAGGCGTTTTAAGAAAGGCCTGCTGGGTTACCGTCTTCCTTCTATACATCCACGTTGTGGTGAAGAAGGTATCTACCTTGTGAGTCCAGCTTTGACTATCATCAGCCATTTGATAGTACCTCGTTTACCCAACTTTGGAGAGGCTATTCCCCAAAGACCTCATCGAAAGCGAGCCTAGAAGCCTCCTTCAAGGAAGCAGGTTCTCCGTCCTTCGTGGCAGACCCGGATACGCCAGGCTTCTCGCTATGTGTTGTCCCTCCTCCCTTCTTAGCAGATGAGAGAGGGGGAAGATGCCTAAGTTCCTTTGCTTTAGAACCCTTTTCGCTATCCTTCTTTTCTTCCTTTTTCCCAGCCTTTTGCTTAGCAAGGAGGTATGCGTCTTCCATAGAAATGTCAGGGTTGGCCTGCCCAATCTTCTTAATCTCCTCCTTATAGTCAAAGAGATCGGTGAAGCCTTTCCCCCCAAACTCAGTAGGTCTGGTAAGGTGGTCAATCTGGAGCCTAAGGTCAATCTCCTCCAGTTTGGTCACTAGGGGCCCGATGTAACCTTGCCTAACCGCCCCATCAATGAACCTGAAGAGTTCCTCATTATCTAAGGACTTAAGATCAACCTCATCCTTATCCCCTTCAGGTTCCTTAGGCGACTTTTTCCCTTCCTTGGCCAGAGAGTCAATATCATCCCCATCATCTGCAGGATCATCCTCTTTCTCATCGAGTTTATCCAGAAGAGCTTCATACTGAGCCTTGGTTAGGGTTATAGTCTCCTCACCTTCACCTTCATTTTCATTCCCATTCTCTTTCTCTTTCTCCTTAACCATCATTTCCCTCCTTCTTCGCTTTTGCCTTCTCCCCCTCATCCGCCTTCCTCAAGGCTAACTTGTAATGCTTCAACTCCTTGAGGAGGAGTTTGTGAAGGCGATCAAGATCCCCTCTTGCCCAAGACCCTCTGAATTTTACCTTGTAGGTCTTACTCTCCAGATCTTGGGAAAAGGTAACTACCCTTCGCGTCTCATTCATTAAAACCTCCCAGTGGTAAGTAATCAACCCCCATAAAAGTGTGAGGCACTAGACTCCGCAACTTAAGTCTTAACCCTCTCAAGATCCTGTCTGGGACGCTCTTGTTTTCAGTTCTGAAAAAGAGCCCCAACTCACCTGTGGGCATGTCTGCGACTAAGATAGCCTCATCCAGATACCTCACGAATTCCAGGTCTACTTCGCTATCATCTACCTTAAACTTCATCATACCTCCTTTATATTCCTGTGATCCCCCAAAGCATTCGAAACCATCCCATACTTATCACAGAGCTGCTTGAGGTGGTTTCTTGACCGGACGAACTCAGGTTTGATTCCAAAATTCTCATTCCAATGAGGCTTGAACCAATCCTGACTTCTGAAGTTTTTAATAACAACCTTCCCCTTGCTAGCGGAACATTTTGGGCATATGAATCTTCCATCACTCTCTTCAATATCCCTAATCTTATAGTACATCTCCCACTCAGCACCACAGGCCTTACATTCAAGATCATAAAGAGGCATTACCCTCCTCCTTTTCCTAACTTCTCTAAAGGCATGGGATTCTCTGGTGATCTACCTCCACCCCTATTACCTGTAGGCATATGCCCTGACCGGGCCATTCCTATCGGATGAGGTTGCCTATCACCTGCCATCATCTGGGCAGGCATACCTGGCACACCTTGGTTAATCAATGAGGAGATGCCTGGGAATACCCACTCAAATTGCTGCAGGTGCATTTGCCTTAGACGGATCTGGTCTATTAACTGGTCACCATTATACTTGTCCATCAAAGCATTGGCCACCTCAGTTTGCAGCATCTTTGAAATAGGTATCCCTGAATCAGGATCAACCCTTAGGGAATATTCTCCTTTGATCTGATCCCCTGTGTAGGTAACCCACATAGCCTCACCCTGAGGGCCTGCTATCTCAACTACTCTCTGGGTATCCCAAAACTTGAAGAGGAACTGGTTAAACTTCCTTACTATGTTAACTAAGGTGTCTGCAGTTATATCCCTCCTCTCATCATCCCTAGCAGAACCTGATCGAGATACCTCATAAGTCTCTTGGGCAGTTGGAGGCGTTCCTCCTTTGAATCCACCTGTATAGAGTTCTGAGTACCCTAGAGTCTCTCTCATATCCTCCTTTATCATTTGGGCGCTAGAAGCGAGATCAGGAGGTATGTGAGGTTGCAAAATCTCAACCGTACCAGCAAGGCTATCCCCCTTCACCCCTACTGCAGGACCTACTACCCCTGAGAGTAGGTTGTCAAGTTGGTCATCATCAATCTCCCCCTTAAGGTAAAGGAACTTTATCAAGGCGATCTTCCTATGTTTCTGCTCTTGGGTACGGGTCTCATTAAGTTCGAGTTGCTGCCTCTCTATCATCTTCACATCTGAGATTGGCCAGAAATACTCCGGGTCTTCATTAAAGATGATAAACTCCCAAGGCAATCCTTCTACCTGCAGGGCATCAAGATCACGGAGGATGAGTCTATTCTCGCAGATAACTAGAACCTCCTGTGTAGCAAAGTCCCTTACCTCATAGAGTTCTGCATAATGGATATCATCCGCCCCGTAAAAGTCGAATTGCTGCTTCTTCTGGTCGTCAATGTCACTTAGTCGGGTCCCTTGCAGATTCTTAGTATGTTTATATTTCTGGTCTTGCTTAACGTCATCAATAGGTCGGATAACCCTATGAGCCACCCAGGGTAGGGAATAGGGATCAGGATAGCCACAGGGGACTATAATATCTTCAGGTAGGGTCGGCAAAGCCCAGGGGAGGCCAGGCTTTACATTAGACCGATATTCTATCCTCCTTCCTGACTTAACTGAGTGCTGAGAAACTGTCCCAGCATCCCTGTCGATGGAAAGGTCTGGCAGGAACCCAAACTCAGAATCATAACCTAACTTAATAGGCCCAATCCCAGAAAGGTAGGCGTGCATGATTGCCTTCTTAAGAGTCTGCTTGAGCATTATCTCCCGGATCAACCAGTTATCCACCGCTTCAACCACCCGGGCAGGCCAAACCAGCTCAGGGCGGGTTGGAGTTACAACAACCTGGGGATGCCTGAAGTACACGCGGGGGACCATACTCCTACCAAAACTGAATACTCGGTTTACTGGGTACACCTCATCCACCCAGTCTCCCCTGTAGTACTTCCTGTAATTATCCCATTCCTGTTGGGTAGAGAATTTCTTCCTAAACTTCTTCCCTGCCTTAATCCTCTGGGTCCACTTGTCTACGAAATCTTTCTCACCCTCAGGCACCCTATCAGGAGTTCCTCCAGATGTATTATGATCCCTATTCAAATCAGCCTCCAGGTCTGGGTTTTGCCTTCTCAGGTTTAACTGCCTTCATGTACTTCTTATCCCGCCTGATCTTCACCACACCGATCTCTTCGAGAACCTCGGCGTAAGGTTTTGGCATAGGAAAGATATCTATCCCATCATCAACGAAAAGGTGCTCCTGATGCCCACCTACTAGATGCTCTGTACTCTCAACGTAAGACTTGTGATATGCCTGCTTCAGACTTTGCAGAGCTGTCCCCAATCTCTTCTTCCTATGTTCATAACTCCTCATTGCCTGATCTACTTTCTCAGTTCGCCCAGCCTCCCTAAAGGCATCTAGATAGTCCTCTGTCCCTTTGTATCGGCAAAGATCCTCAACCTCCTTTGTAGTCAGGGTTGCCATACTTCCATCATCAAAGATAACCGCACGGTATCTTGGATTACTCCCCTTCCTGACCTCCTTAATCACCTGATTCCTAAAGGTGCGCCCTGCCAACGCCTTAGTCGAGCCTTCACTGAGAACTCCCATAACTGCATCCTTTGCCTTTTTGGTTAATTTTGCTCCTACAGGGAAGAATTTTGCTGCCTCAGCTTCATCCTGACCCCCCATCAGGCCCAACCCGGCAGCTACTCCAGCAGGGATCATGATTAGTCGTGTCCCATGCCTCTTACCAGCTCTTGTAGCAAGTGTCTTTGCTGAGAGTTGCACTGCCTGTACCACCTCAGGTTGCCCGGCAGCAAGGTCTGGGAAGATCACAAGGTCATAACCTTCCTTTTGCAAATCCTTGGTCATGTACCTTCCTAATCTTGCTCTTGTAAGAGGTGAACTAATCCCTGCACCCCCAAGCTGTGCTATCGACGCTTCAGTTCTCCTCCTACGGGTCTTCTCATCAATGTGATTTAGATAACTTTTCCAATCATCTGGATCAGAGAGGTTCCTAACCTTTAACTTCCTAGCAGGTCTTCCTGTTTTGAAAATGTAACCACCTGCTGCCTCATCCATCCCCAAACCTTCTTCAACTAGTGCCTTTAGGTTATAAAACTCTCTACTGCTAGGATGCTCCTCAAAGGCTCCTAAGGCCTCAGACCAAGCACTCCTAGGCCTTCCTCCCCAGTCCCCAGGCCTAAGGAGGGGTAGGATCTCCTGTGGGTCTAGAGCCCAATATCTCCCTGCAGGCTCCTCCCAGGTAGGTGCCTTAAACTTACTCAAAGGCTGCCAAATCTTATCAGGGATAGTAGCGCGGTATAACCTAGTAGGCCTTCCCGCAGCGAGGGCTTCCATAAAGTCCTCTGCAGTCTCAACCCCTGATTTAATAGGCCTTTTCTTGGCTACTGCCTCCATCATTTTTTCTGCAATCTCTAAGGCCTTGGCAGAGACTTTAGGCATCTAACCACCCCCAAACTTTCAGTTTCTCAATAGACTCCTCCACCCCCGCTCCTATGTCCTTTCTATACTGAAGATCTTGAGTTAAGGCTGACTTTTGGATAGTCCGGTAAACTCTCCGTCTAGCCTCATTTATTGTCTGTCCCCTTGAGGACACACAACCCACTACACCATCCACACCTGCCAGGACCTCCTTACCTTCTGAATCTTTCATAACATCTGCCAACCAAACATGCCGCTTGGCCTCATCCTCAAGGGATATGACCTCAACACCTTTCAAACCTTCTGCTCCTTCCTGAGGATAAGGTGGCATACTTAACCGGACAGATATTGCATAATCATTTGAAACTTCCATTAGGCTCTCCTGTATGGAAAGGCGCCATAGGAAGTCAAAAAGTTTCCCTTTAATCAACTCCGAATAGGCCTGGATGGCATCGTATCCAAACCTAGAAGTATACTCAAGGAACCAAGCCTTACCCTCCTGGCAAATACAGTTAACATCCAAAGGTCCTAGGTAGTCAACCTTACGGAGTAATGGTTCCAAAGGTAGTAAGGCACACTTGACCAGTTCATCCTCCCCACAGGCCCAAACCGTGTTTCCCATACAGCCCGTTTGGGGTCCTAGATTACCTTCCATCAAGCGCTTTTGTTCCAAGGTGTGATTAAAGGCCACGAATTCCTGCCCATTAAACCAACCCTCGGTGCTAACCTCAACCCCTTCCACGTAGTCTTGAACGACACACGGGTACAGGTCTACGTTGCCTGCCTTGACGAGAGACTTCAAGGTCCTGTTTTGGGGATCTTTGCTTACAAGGGTTAGGGTGGTAGACTTGTTTCCTTTTGGCTTTACCACCTTTGCCTGGTCCACCCCATTTAATACTTTCAGCAGGGCCTGTTGGGAAGTACATTGCTGTCCATCTGGAATTTTCAAATCTGTCAGGCTCTTGCATACTTTCTCCCCATACGAACGGTCAAGTTCGAGTTTGTCATTAAAGGATCCTCCCCCTAACACAGTCCGCCCCTCCCCCTTAAGGGCATCTGCCTTAGCACCTAGGCCAACCATATCAAAGAGAATAAGATCATACTGATCTAACATCTTAGGCTGACCCACTAGGGAGGGATTCTTATAACCCCTCAAAGAGTCATGGGCCTGGGAATCTTTAATCCAGACCTTGACTATGTTCTTCTCCTGGGCTAACCTAAGAGCCAGAGGTATCCCGTCGCCGTCTAAGCTCATTACCAAAACACTTCCCACAACTACCTCCTACAGCTCGATACCTTCATCCTCAAAGTCAATACCCAACTGCTCGCAGATTGCCTTAATGATGGAAACGCCTTCTGCGAAGGTAATCTTCCCATCATTTGCCGCATCCCCTAACTCCTTTGCGAGCAAACCGATGAGGCCTATGATTTTAAAGATCCCAATTTCTAACCTAGCCATAATCTCCTCCTTATGTGTTAATGGTTGTTCCACTAACTACGTAAAGAGAGTGTCCAGACTCAATGCCTGTCCAAAACTCTATAACGTAGATTGCTCCCCCGTCCATACCATCCATCTCACCACAGGCTACTGGTGTGGCTCCAGAAACAAACTCAGGTGTCACACAACTATTGTAATAAGTGTGGTCAGGCGCACAGAAGATTGGGTAAGGCGTACCTCCTTTAGGCTCCCTCCACCACAAAAAGTGCTGCATGGGATACTCAGTCACGTAATTAACGAAGTAAATGCTAACTCCTACATTACCTGCGTTATTAGGGTAGGTTACTGCACTGAAGTCCATCGTGTGCAAACCACCAGCACTAAGGTCAATGATGAACCCTGTTACCTGGCCTGAGCCTCCAGTGGCTTCTGATATGGTTTCTGTAATGGTGTAACCGCTCACACCTGCCGTCACACCCTGTAAGCTCTTGCTGACACTAGTCCAAGGCCCAGTCAGCTGTGCATAACCCCATCCATAGATTAAGAGGATTGGCAGTATCAGCCAAAGGCTAAGAAGGCTAAGAAGGAGCAGTGGTCGAGAATTTCCATTCATATGCGACTCCATTGTTTGTGAGGTAAACGTACAGTGTAACACCATCATCAGCTACCATGGTGAAGTAACTCGTACCTCCAGCACTTTCCCAGGCACCAAAGGTAGCACCAAAACCAACAACGTTCGTAGCAAGTTGCAGCAAGAAGGTAGTACCATTATCACCATCCTTCACATTCACACGTGTTGTGCCATTACCCCCACCATCACGGTCGACATGAAGCAACTGTTCATGACTATCTTGAATTGCCTGGTCTGTTAATGCTGCCATAAACTCTCTCCCACAGCCTTGCCAGCCTCATCGCTCTGATTTTCGAGAAACCTAAATCCCTAAGTCTACAGTATACATGCAGAGGGTTTAACAAATCTTCTAGGCAACCCCTCACCGGAAGGGATTTCTGTCTCGGCCGTTTCGTTGTAGCCACCCCTCAATATAACCCTCCATCCTTAGGACAGAGTCATGTGTCTGTTGGTGTTGCTCCTTTAAGTTCTTCAAGTCCTTTACCATCTCTTGGACCTGGGACTGACATTCTAGGTCTGGGCAGTGTGCAGGTGAGGTATGCTTAAAAAGTCCTCCTAACTTACGCAAGAGACCCATCCTCCACAGTGCAGCTCCAATAACAGCAAACGCGCCAAGTATACCTGAGACAGCTTCCGTAGTAAAATGCTCTTGCCAAGACAATTAATCCTCCTTACACCAGTTACTGTAAGCTTCAAGGCGAATACCACGCCCCCCTTGCCCTGCTCCGAGGTCCATGTTTGCCGTCTCGTCCTGTGGGGTGGTCGTAGGATTCATAGGCACCAATATCGGATTGCACATTTTTCGGAACTATGCGGCCCCTGTAATCCTTGTGTCCCGTATCGTCTACGCTGTCTCCATCTCGGTCGTTCGTTCCCGCGTTGACGCAAAGGGAGTTTCTTTTGAGGTGGAAATCATCCCCGGAAGGGTCCAGGAATTTGGGGTCCGTCGCAATACTCCCCGTTCCTGCCGCCATGCCTGTCCCGCTGTACTGTACTGTGTTACCATACACACAGTTGTAGGAATTATTGATAGTCCCCCCGGCACCAGCCATCCCTACGGCAAAATTATTAACGATACTGTTCACGATATTGGCTGTGCCACCTTCGATTTGAAAGCCCGTCGAACCCGTAACATTACCGTAAAGGGTCAAATTGTATAGATTGCCTGTCCCTGCCCTTACTTTTACTCCAGTGGTTCCACTTCCTTGGATGAAAACAGACGATTGCAGGTCGTGCTCCTGTGTGCAGGATGCTCCAATAACATAGCCGTTTTCGTTTCCTGAAAACCAACATCTTCGCGTGATGGTAGCGGAATCCTCAATGAAATACATTCCGCTCTTGTCGTTTCCAATAAATTGGCAATCTTCAATGACACCTGTGCAGTCATTGTGATAGCTTAATCCATCCCCAGCCGCTGCGCCTGTAGCTTTGTCTCCATTATACCGAGCAATACAGTCCTTTACATAGATGCTGAGCTGAGTCTCCTGTCCATTGATTCCATCATTGTCGTTATATTCTGCGATGCAATCCTCAATGGTGATGCCGCTGCCCGTGCCTTCAAGGTGAAAACCATCAAGAAGGTTGAACCTTGATGTGATGCCGTCTATTACGACATGACTCTTATCGTCAGCAAAGACTCCATAATTGCCCGCCCCCACCTCTAATGTTTCACCAGCAGGGTCTTTGCCAATGTTTACAAACAGATATTCACTGTTCTCTCCTTCCGGGTCCGTCCCATACTCCTTGGCAGCAAGTGTCGCAGTGGTTCCACTTGTCAGGGTTTCCCATGTTGTCCCGTCCAACCAATGCACACCGCCACTCTCCTTCATATTCCCACAGATAACTTTATAGATTGTGCCAGCAGTATTGTTCCATTTAGGAATGTAGAAGTCCACTTTGTCTAGGTATGCCTTAGAATTGTTAGCTATATTCTCAAATTTGAGATAGATGTTTCCGGTATAGTCCTTTGGTGCCTTTATCAGTACATATTTACGGGTCCATGTGGTATCGGTTGCTGATAAAACATTCGTATAGGTAATGCTGGAGTACCATAACGAGTACCATTTGTAATTGTTTCCCGCACTACTAACTATAAGGTAATCGCTCGGACTTGCCTCCTGTCTTGCCGCTAACCGGATTGTCCCTGTGCCATCGCTTATACCCCAGAAACCCAGCACATAATGTTGACCTCCTGTTATTGGGATATTGAGGTTTCGGCATGAATCGTTTGACCCATCATCCCACAGCATGAGGGCGTAGGTACCATCCGGGATGCTGGTAAGGTTAGCATCTGCAACCGTCACGATATGGCCTACATCCCACCCCGTAATGGTGTCAGTGTTGCCGTCATCTTCTACGCCCACAAAAGTCTCAAAGCTCCCGTTGCTGTTGAGCGCACTTGTAACCCCCGTTGCGAAGAGGCCAAAGTTGATAGACCTTTGCAGTATGGGACCAGTCGCCCCACTTCCGTAGGTGGAAAATGTGAGCGGGCTTCCTGCACTGCCAGAAATAGGTACCGTGAGTTGTTCCCTAAAGGTAGAATTTTGATGGATATAGACGGTATCTCCGGGGACAAGTGGAGATCCTTTGGTGCTCATGAGATTTATGTCATCTATTGTGGCGTAGGTCGAAACGCCACCGGCAGTAGAATCAGGAACAATCGAGTGAGAGTTTACATCCATGATGCTGCCATCAACATAAATATCAGCAGCCCCCACCCAACCAGGCCAGAGCAGCATCAGGATTATCAGGAGTCGTTTCATCGCCATCACCTTATACTCGAAGTCGCCCTGAACTCAAGCCTAATACACCCATTAGCAGCTCCTCCGACTGTGAACCTTCCTAGGTTGTACATCCAGATGGGAAATTCTATTTCCGTCTGGTCAGGTATCTCATGCGATAAGGTGCTTGAAGGTGCTTGCGAGGTTGCTGTGTCAGGAAAGTCAAAAACCCACTGGGCATCATCATTAGTACTACCTAGGACCACGTAGTTAGCCCACCCAGGAGGTATAAGATCTGCATCATACCCAGCATCACCTGCAACTGAAGTACCTGAAAGGAGGTCAGGAATTGAAGAAGTCCCACTAGTTCCAAAGGGACTATACCTAACCTCTCCAGCCTCACTCGGAGTAGGGAATAACTTAGGATCAATTCCAGAAATTACCTTAGAGCTAACACCATCAAAGGGAGTTGCACCAGTTACAATACCTATGCGGGTCTCCCCCGGTGTTGTTACCAAGAAGGGCACGGGAAAAGGTGTTTGGGAACTCCCAAGAGGTAAGGGGGAACTGATGGGTCTCCAAGACAGCTCATCCCAGTCAGCCCCTCCTGGTAATCTTGTCCTCTCGACAAGGTAATATGTGGGTCCTGAAGTGTCTCCAGCACTCCCTGTAGGGAAGGCCTGACTAGCTGTGATACCAGTGATTTGCACAGCGCACAAACCCCCGTTCAGGGTGTTAATACTGGTAGTACCACCATAAAGATCAAAAACGAAGGGGCTCGTACCCCCAATTACAGTAGTGTTGCCTGAGATGTTTGGAGGGGTTGAGCCACTTAAAGTGCCATCAACCACATACACCCCAGGCATTCTCCCAGTAGGTTGGGCCCAGAGGTTAGTCGCACTAAGGAGGCCCAGCACTATTAGGATAGGGATAAGTTTCTTCATGTTAAACCTCCTAGTACACACTAACTCTAATTGTTATGTTTCCTGCAATTGCTATTACCTTGAACTGGCTAGCAGCCCGATAGTTCATAAACTCGAGTTGTGCACCATTTGCAAGATAATGACCTTCAAGCGAAGTTGGGTCAGTACCATCATTCCGCCACCTAGCATCTCCACCTTCCAAAGTCACAAAGGCCCCCCGAGAGCCTGAGGTAAGGATGGAGGTGGAGATACCCTCAGCTGTAAGGTTATCAATCGTTTTAGACTGATAATCCTTAGCAACAGCACCAATCGAGTAAACTCTTAGCTGGGGCATCTACCTTTCCTCCTTACCGTGCGATCACGTAACAACTCTGCCCTCCACTAGGTGAACTACCATCAGGAATGAACCCAGGCAGGCACCAAGATGAGGCGCTAGAAGTGTCAATGAAGATAGCCAAGTGTCCTCCCAACTCAGGAGAGCTAATGTTGAATGGGTATGGGGAGTTAGCAGAAGCAGCATCAACCGTACACAACTCTGAGGTACCAGTAATCCCCATGCGCTCCCAATCAGTCACGCTCCTATCAATAGGACTAAAGGCATACCTGTAGGTTGTAGACGCTCCAGAGGTATGGGCTGTGTTAGCTGTCCCTGTGTATACATCAGCAGCGTTCCACCCCTTCCCTACTCCATCAGCTGAAGGAACTGCCGAAGTGTAAATAGTTCCTGGAGCAAAGGCAAACTCGTACTCAATCAGGTTGAGTTTGGTAAGGTCTATGTCTGCCAGCAGGCTAACTCCAGAATTAATGGTAGTCCTCGACCCAGAGTGGGAAACAGTTACTCCAGTTCGGGTGTGCCCGGCCCTCTCAGCCGTGATATCCAGGGGGATCACATAAGTGGACGCTCGAGACCCAGATATGGGCGCAGCGAAACCATAATCTCTTGCAGTCCAAGCCATAAAGGCAATGAATGCAAACAGGAGACTGACCAGGGACAATTTGAAACCATCACTCGTCTTTCTGAAGAACTTAATCATTATCAACACCTCCTTATCCCCTATGGCTCACGGTCAGAATCCCATCAAGATCTCCCGTGCGAATAAACCTAATAGTCCTTGCCGTGGTGGAGTCTCCTACGATGGTTAGAGAATCCCCCTCAGTCATGAGATGACCAACCTCAGAAGTCGGGTCAGTCCCATCTGCCCTCCAGCGAATGGAACCACCCTCAAGAGTGATAAGGGCGCCTCCCTTCTTGATGTAACTGGAGGTAAGGCTCTTGACCGCTGTACTAACCGTAATCTGCTCTGTAGTCTTGATCGGCCACGTCAACTGCAACATCTTCTTGTATGCCATTTACCATTCCTCCCAGGTTTGCAATGCAAACCTAATGTCTCAATTGATTAAGAGGCATCATTTTATCCCTCTTAGCCGCTTCCATCATCCACTCATAAGGGTCATACCTAAAGACCGCATGTTCCCAATTTACCAAAGGTGGAGGAGGTTTGGGCCTGAGGTCTCTAGCTCGATGCCTCCACTTGAACCATCCAACACAGGCAAGGCCTAAGGATATGACCCGCCCATCTTGAGGTCCTTCCTTCCTTCCAGAATCGCTCTCTTCAAACTCGTCCATCTCGGTTATAAGATCTTCGCCATAAATTGTCAGACCATTATCTAATCCTTCCAAGACCTTACCTACTAGTTCATTCTTAGTTGTCTCACCTGTCCAGAAACCATATTCAACCTTTGAAGTCTTACTGGGAGTATTTCTACGGTAGATCCGAGAGCGCTGGGGGTATCCCTGAAGGATAATGGAGTGCGTCGCTATCCCGTGGTTATTCCCTTCGCATACCAAGTATGCCATATTAAAGAGTATGCCTAACTGAACTATGAAGTGCCCAAATACAACCGGGTCACACTGGTTAGATGCGAAGTCAAAAACCTGCTCAAAGGTTTCGAGGGTGAGAATCTCAATTGCTGCATCATCATTCCCTGTACCTCCTGATGCATCCCCTCCTAATACGTAAGTGTAATCAGGATGTGGGTGTCCCTTAAGGTAATCAACCCTAAACCTGCCCAACTCTCCCTTCTCAACCCTCTGGTTAACCTGAGGTTTGATAGAGAAGAATTTCCAAGCCCACCCTGCATCAAGAACCTGCTCAACTACAGGGAATACCTTATGCCCTGTGGCCTGAAAGCATTCATCAACACAAGATGGATACTCCTGCTGCATGAAAGGTAGGTTAAGGCGGACCTCAAGGAGTTTCATCCAATACCAATAAAGTTGAGGTTCAGTAAGGGAGTAAAGGGCTTCCATCTCAGCAAAGTAATGCTCAAACCCATCTGGATTCCAGGATGATCTAGGAGTAATTTGGTATTCAGGATCTTTCCACCAAGGCCGAAAGTAGAGTTGGTAACCTAAATCCTCAGCCTTTTTGCACATGAAGTAAAAGTCATTATTCTTCCCATTCCCTGTGGACTCGATACAGATCGTGCCTCCTATGGGGACTGCCTGGAATAATCCAGAAGTCATCCGTTCAGCTGACTTCTCCCACCAGGCATATTCAGAGATGTGCAGGTCAGTTATGGTATCACCACGCCCAAAGGCCCTTGCACCTGCCGTGCCTATGTAAAAGGTTGATTCGGTTTTGGGAAAGTAGAGTTCATGCCGGGAGTGCCTGCCAAGTTCGACGGAGAGTGGAACGTCCTGTGCACCCAGGACTTCTCCTGACTCCCAATCCTTAATCTGATACTCAATGGAGAGGTTAGATAGGATGAAACGGGCCCGGTCAAACAGCCGTTGGGTGGAGAATGACTCATGGGAGATTAAGACAGCCCGCGTACCTTCAACACCTAAGCATTGGGCTGTCTGTACCCCAATCCGAAAGGCTGAGAATCCTTTCTGGCGAGCCTTAGTGATAAGGTCACGGTGGGACCGGATTCGGTCATACTCCTCCTGGGCCTCATTTAACTTAAAGCGAACCTTAGGTCCTATCTTAGGCAGAATCCAGAATAGTTTCTCAATCGCCTGTGCTTCAGGCGTAAGGGACTCTCGTGGGGTATTTAAGAGATACTCCTTCAAATTTTCTCCTCATCTATCTTATGGTCACCACACCAGTCAGTACTGAAGACTGCAGGCCAACCCTTCATAGTTGGGGCATTACGCCTACACCTTCCTAAAGAACCTGCCACAGGTTTGTCCTCAGGAATTGCCTCCTTTAGTTTCAGTTTTGAGGCACGGTGCTTCCAATTATCCTGGTTCATTAGCCTTCCTCCTTCGCCTGGCTTAGAATCTGAAAGACAATATGCTCTGCAGAGATATTAGCCCCTGCAAGGGGATTAGAAGGAGAGTCCTGTTCTCCCTTTCCATTTGAAGGTTGGGCCCTAGAGAATTCCTTAAGCCAAACCTTAGCCGCCTCAAGACGGATCTTTGCATCACCAGACTCAAGACCAGTCTGCACAGCTTCGATAACTGAAGAGTAAAGGTTTTCAAATTCCAAGTCCAGGTTGGAAAGCATCTGTTGCCTTAAGGCCTGGACATCTTCCCTATGAAGAATGCGATAAATCGAATTGGGATGGGAGTATCCTGTTACCTTAAGGATTTCCTCCATCGGAGCCTTAGTCATCCAAAGGGTAAGAACCAAACGGTGCCGGTGGGTTACATCACCAGCCAGGTGGCCAAGATGGCGTAGGGTTCGCTTTTCTTTTTCCAAACCTGTTAAGGACAGGTCTGGAGGTGCCTGTGTTAGGATCTGGTCCATGACCTACCTTTTGAAAAATGCCGCGCGAATTTTGAAAAATACCACGCGGATTTTGGTGTGCCCACCTCCCACGTCATCGTCGTCGTTTTCGGGATCCCATTGAAATCATTATGTTTTTTACACATGTGACATAACATGTTGATATCCTTGGGTTATGCGTGCATTGATTAATGCACGATTGTGTGTTATCATTGTTACATGATTGATTGATTGATGCACGTGCATTGTGCGTGCAAAACAAAAAGGGGAGGTTTTATCATGAACGACGTATCGGCAGAGGAATTGAAGGAGTTGCGCGAAAAGGCAGCGGAGTATGACAAGCGCAAGGCAAAGGAGAAGCGTAGTCAGCAACGATACGCGGCGGAGTTGTATTGTTATAAAAACAAGGCGATCAAGGCAGGAATCACGGTAACGGAGGAGGAGATAGACAAATACATCAAGAACATGAAAACGCGGAAGAAGTAAGGTAGGCAGGGCAGGCATGCAACATTGCATGTCTGCCTTTGTTTTGTCAAAATGCCAACCCTCCGCCGAGGCATCCTTCCCTAATTTAAAATAAACCTCCATGATGATACATTATCATACCTTATTCGCATTGTCAACCGAAACCTGAATGCAATCCGATGCAATGCTATGCAATTCGATGCAATGCTATGCAATTTAACTCAATTAAGGATTATGCCTAATTAGGTATCATAATGAAAATAACAACCTGAATTAAATCAATAAGTTACGCTTCCATATAAATTGATCATACACACGAGCGAAATTGGTTTTTGATGTAAACATGCGTAATCATTAACAAATTGTTTAAAATGAAAGCGATGTATGCAATTTCATGTTACCCGTCCTTTTTGTCAAAATACCGGTCTTTATCCCTATGCTTTCGGAATGGGTCTTATAAGACTCACACACACACACACACACACACACACACACACACACACACACACACACACA